GATTGAGGTCAGACGTTGCCGCGTTCTGTGCCTGCATGAAGTTGGCATTCATCGCATTGGCGGCGAAGTCGGCGGCCTGCCGGGAGACACCGGCATTGGTCACGGCGTCCGTAATGGCCTGACGATTGCCGCCGAAGGCGCGGGCCTTGTAGGCGTTGTCTGCGTTCTGGTTGAGCGAGTTCTGCCGCATCAGGTCCAGTGAGTTCAGGCCGGAGTTTACGACAGCATTAGTCTACGGGTGCATGTACCCCGACAGGTCCGTCTGCGCGAGGTTCCCGGCAGTGACCTGACTTGGGGTGTAGGACTGTAGGCCCTGCGCCGTCGTTTGCGCGGACTGGAACGCGGGGTTGGTGGACCCTACGTTATTCTGCAATCCCTGGATCGCATTCAACTGGCCGGAGTTCAGATCAGCAACACGCTGCCCCGTGTACGGACCCTGTAGGTTATCCGCCACGCTAACGGCGCGGTCGTAGTTGCTCTGAGACGCCTGATTGACCCAACCCGGAAGTTCGGTCTTCTGCGTTACGGTCTGAGTACCGCCGCCGCCGCCCTTGGAGCCGTAATGAGCGCCGCGCAGTGACCAATCGGCCATGCCAAGATGATTACGCATTGAGGTCAATCTCCCGGCTGAATATCATTGCCTGCGGCTTCCAGCCATATTCCTTGGCGACATGCTTCCAGCCAAAGCGGGCCTTGGCAATCATCTGCGTGCAACCCATCAGGAAGGCGTGCTTCTCGACAGAGGGATGCAAGTCCATAACACCGGGAAGTTCCCCGGCAACGATCCATACGACAAGCTGGCGAGCCTGCGGGGCCTGCTCGACACGGGTGATCCACGCGCCATGCCCGTTCCAGAAAATCTGCGACTCACCGCGAACAAGCGACTCCACCACATCTTCCCATGTGTGCGTTCCCTCAATGTCCAGCGCCCGCTTGATGCGGGTAATGATCTCGCCGGGAGGCAACTCAGGGCCGTGTCTTTCCATCGTTCCTCAACGTCGTTAAAGCCCCCGCCGTCGTGATGGAAATCGTCCATGACACATTAAGGCTATCCAGAAAGATAATCTGCGGCGTTGCTTCATCCTTCGTAATCGTCCGCGAGAAGGCATTGCGGATCAGCGTAAGGCACTGCGACAGGAAACCGGCCAGTCCACCGGGAGGGGGCGGGGGGAAGCTGATAATCATCGCGCACTACCAGCCCGCACATCCAGCCGCGCCTTGCCGAAGGCCCAATCCGCGTCTGCGGCGGCAGACACACGCATACGCACATCCCGGCCCGAGACACGGGTGTCTGTGTATCCATTGCTGCGAGCGGAGTAGGGGCCGAAGGTTCTCTCTGCCCCCTCGGGCGTCATCTTGGAGTAGAACGTCTGCGTCAGCGAGGAATAGCCGTAGCCATTCGCCACCATGGACTGATTGATTTCCATGGTGCGGTCGCCCTCGCCAATCGCCAAGGTTCCGCTCTCGATCCAGATATTGCCAACGCGAGTCGTTCCCGCATCCGTCCAGCCGTTCTCCTGCTCAAACATATTGCCGGAGGAGTTGCCAGCATACGGATACCTGTAAGCGCCAGCCGGGAACATGGCGGAACGCGCAAGCGCACCCCAGGACCACCAGTTCTCCTTCCAGTTCCAGATGACGTAGCGATCACACTCCGTCTGATTGGCAGAGGGATAGAACCACCAAATCTCTGGGAACACGCCGTTGTTGGAGCCGTGGATGCGGAATGGTCCATAGCTGGTATCCATCCCCTCAAGAATGTCGTTGAGGATAGGACACTCAAGCGGTTGGACGGAGCCACCGGCATAAATCTGGAACCCGGTACGAGAGAGCCAAGCAGCCTTACCATCAAAGACGGCAATGGAGTCAGGGTGCATCATCTCGACATTGCCCAGCCATGTCGCATTGTAGATGTAGGGCAGGCCAACGTACTGCGAGAGAAAGACATCTGTGTAGGAGAACACCAGGGTTCCCTCGCGGACACCCACACCCTTCAGCAACGGAGAGTGGGTATTCAGGTCGAGAAAGCCCGCCGTGTTTGTCGTGCTGGCAAAGTCCCAATCGGTGTAATCCTCACGCGAGGACCATGCCAGCCTGCGGGGATAGCCACTATATCCCGTAGCCATCACATGCCGTTCATCCGTAACGATGATAGCCGTCAAGCCTGTCGGGGCCGTGGTAATAATGGCGGGAGTGGTGGTCGCGGCAGAGGCGTCGTAATAGAACAACCGCCCATCACTGTCGGCAGTACACAGGACATCCTCGCCCCAGTTATCGAATGTCCAATAGGCGTAGGGCGAGTAGATCGGGGAGGGGGAGGGACGCGCCGTGCCGTAGGTCGAGAGACTGTAGGTGTCCGTACCGTAGCCACCCACGATACCAATGCTGGAAAGAGCAACGAAGGCCGAAGGCGTGATATCGGTATAGCCGTCAAAGTCGGTGTATAACTTGGTGTCGGTGCCAACCAGGACGTAACGGGTATTTGAGTTGTCGCGCCAGACATGTATTTTCCGCACTGCCCCGGTGAGGGCCGGATTGGTGATTCGCTGATTGCCACCAATCGGCATCATTGACCCGGACTGCCACCGCACGCCGTTACCATCCCACCACCGCCCAGGCGTCTCGTAGGCGGTATTGTTTCGCTCAAGCCCCGGAGGAATCTGGACGGGAACTAGCATAGACGCTTAGAACCTTCCGTCGTAGATAAGACCGCTCTGTTGTAGTGAGCTACCCCCGTCTCCAATCCAGAGAACGGTTCCAGCCACGCCGTATTCACATGCCTGCATGTAATTGAAACCTAGAGCCTGTACGGTGTGTGTTCCGCCAAGGCCTACGGAGTTGCCCGGAGGGTTGGTGGCGGAAACGCGGCGACCGGAAAAGGCGCTGGTAGAATTGTAACCGATTCCGGCAATGCCGGTGCCACCACCCGCGTCTGCAATAGAAATTCTGTAGTCACCGCTGAAGCGGTCTTCCTGGAGGCCCTGCACAAAACTGACGCGCATGGTGTTAGAGCCATTGGCGGCACGAATTGTCGAGGTGGAGTAGGTCCAATTATCCGTAGTGTCGCCAATCAGATTGGAGACAAACACCCGGTTATAGGCGTTCCAGACACAAAGAAGTCCAGCCGTTCCGCTCGCCGCGACCGCTCCAGGCTGTCAATTCATCTGGCTTGATCCGTCAGAACGGACAGTTCCGACATAGGTGCCAAGAGCGGCACCGGGACCGTTGGTGATAGCCACATTATTGAGAAGGATTCCGTTGACGCGCAACAGTTCTGTCGTCCCCGCACCCGTCCCGCGCCCTGTATCGGAGGTCCACGCAGGGCCGCGTCCTAACCGGATCGTACCGGAGTCATTCCACACGAGAAGGTCGTAGTTGCTGGTGGTGGTGACGGCAGCCGGATTTTTGGTGTTATCTGTCGTCGTATTGGTCAACTCCGCGAACGTCGTCATTGTGAAGGCGCTGCCGTTGTAGATCGGAACCTTGTTGCCTGCATACGGCGTATAGTAGATTGAGGTCGCGCCGGTCACGGCACTCGCGAGGATGGGAAGCGCCGTTGTCAACGTAAGGCGGCCTTGGGGCGCCCACGGTGCAAGGGAGGTATTGGCCGTCGTTACCGCCGTCGTCGCCGCCGTATCCACATAGGCCGTACTGGCCGCCTTCGTGCTGTTGTCGCTGGGGGTTTGCGTGCCGACAATCGCATTGGTTAGGGTCTTGTTGGTGAGGGTTTGGGTGTTCGCAGCACCAACTACCGTGATATCGGCGTCCGGGATCGTGACGGTACGGGTGGTTCCCGTCGTAATGCTCCCGGCCTCAAACTTGACGATCTTGGTTGAGTCCGCCGTATCCTTCAGGTAGAAATTTGCATCGCCAACGCTAACAACTGCGGAGAGTAGATTGACGGTTCCAGTTCCCGTCACCAAGCCTGTGACAGTCAGGGTATTGGCCGCACCAATCTTCATTGAGTATGCAACGGTGCTGGCCGCCGAGAACAGCGAATCGACTACATCCAGATCGGTGTTTAGCTTGGTTCCCCAGGTGCTGGAACTTGCGCCAACCTCGGGCTTGGTCAGATTCAGGTTGACTGTGAAAGCATCGGCCATACTAGCCTCTCCCCACGTGCTGCCACGCCTTATTCCCTCGGATTAGGCATACATTAGCGGCAGAAATTCCGAATTCTGCGCCGATTTCCTTATAAGTTCCCCTTGCGCCCAAGATTCGTCGCACGGCTTCTTCGTTGATTTTCGAGCGGGGGTGGGCAGAGCCTTTGCGGCGGAAG